GGGTCGGTGTCCTGGTACACGATAAGCTGGCAGGCGATGGTCTTCGGGACGGCAGGGACCCAACGAAGTTTAAAACGTCGGAACCTGTATCGTTCCCAAAGTGGGGCCAGTTGGGTAAGTCTGGTACCGGGATAAGCGGAGGGACTGATGCTGTTGGCAAGCAGGATCCTATCGGCAGCGGAGGTGATGTTAACTCCGGCTTTAACCGTGAGGGGCCCAAGGAAATCACTTCCTCTCTCAAGGAATTTCTGATTAACCATGGGCCTGCGGATGGCGCCACGATTGCTCAAACCATTTCCGTTGGTCTGGAAGGTTTGTTTGCGTGTGACGCCAACGGAGCGACGTTGAACAGGCTTGTTACGGCTGTTCCTCATGCTCCTATTGCGGTTGGATCTGCGGGATCTGTTATTGGCACGGGCCATATTCTTGCACTTGGTGGGGTGTTAAGGAAGGTGGCGGTTGTAAGAATAGACAAACCCTCCTATGCAAGTTTGCTAACAACATCCAACACTGAACCGAGAACGCGCATGCCCTTCCCTCCTTTGCGCTTGCATCCAAGATGGACGCAATCTCCAAGTCTGCGAGTGTATTTGCAGACGTTCATCGGTTCGGTGGCGGTATCAGTGGTGGCGGGTTTACCTTCTTCGGGAGTAGGAATCACTGGGCGGGGAGTGCAGCGGGCAGAGGTAACGTCGAGGGTCAGGGTCATGTTCTCGTATGCGACGGTGTGTGAGAACTTTACATAGCCGCGAGCAAAAGATATTAGGAATGACAGTAATGCATCAATCTGCTCTTCGTTGACATTGAAATGGGCGGCATTAGTCCGGACCATGTTACTGGCCACAAAGGTGTTACGACAGGGGGCGAGCATAACCTCGATGGCTTTCCGGTAATCGTCAAAGTCCTCTCGGTTACGATAGCTGCGCGTGGCGGCTTTGGCTGCAATGCGGGGGAAGTTAAGGGCGACTCCGTTCTCGTTGACGATGAAGGAGACGAACTCACCAGTCTTGCGGATTCCTAGTTTGAGTTTGAATCCGCAATTGCTCTCCAGGGACTTCACTCGCTCGGTATTCAGTTTGATGTTATGGCCGAGCATGAGAGAGTCATCGCCTTTGAAGAGCACATGACTGATGGTTTCCAGGTCAACAAGGGTCAGCATCACGCCAGCATTAAAGGAAGTGTTGCCGATCAAGGTGTCAACACGGCCGGAGTCTTTCTTGCTTTGCACCTGGAGTGATGCGAAGGAACTGTGGACCCCCCGTTTCAGCATCATTAGCATGAAAAGGTCTCGCAGTTCCTCGGGGCAACCTATTGCTTCAAGCTGCATCATGAACAGCTCGTGTTCGACGTTGTTCTGGCTGCTGTCGAACTCAGTCCAATCACCTTCGAGGAAGTCGTATGTTTCTCCCTCGGTGATAGCTTGGAGAAGGGCCATCACTTCATCGTCGGTGTACTTAGAGATGAAGTGGAAGCTGGGACTGACAGCTTCCATGAAGGTCTTTTCCAGCATGCGCGTCCAGACGATCATGGTGAAATTGAGCGTCTTTTGCCATGCGGCAATGCCCTGGCCGGCTTTATTGGTGGTGGTGGGGTCCTTGCCAAGGCAGGGTTTCTGCTGGGTCTTGATGTTAAAGCTGACCTTGTGTGCTCCCTGGTCGGTCCAACAGTCTATGTCCTTAAGGTCGTCCAAATCATGTCCACGCGCTTGGAATTTCTCGATTGCTTCCATGTAGACTGTGTCACGCCATTCAGGGCGGACTCGATAGTCTACATACTTGCTAAGTGCATCAAAGAGCACTTTAGCTTCGAGTTGCGCGGACTGTTTCTTGAGCATTTTGGTCTTTTTGGCGTATCGGGCCATGAGACTGCTCAGGGCGACCATTTGGTGCCTAGCGTTGGTGATTTTCACGCGTTGGGCACCTTGGAAACGGTAAACGACGTGTCGCTTACTCTCATAGTCTGTGTCTCCGTCAAGGGCGTCGGGCCGGATGGTACCTTTAGCTCCGCCGTCGTTTGGGATGTCGGTGGTGATGACGGCTTGGTACTCGTGGGTTTCAGTTGGGCCGGGATACAGTTTCTGCAGGATGTCCATGGCTAGATCGGTGGCGACCTCTTGTGGGACGTATTCCTCGT